CGTCCCTCTTCGAAGTTGTAGTGCTTGCCAGCTCCGAAGGTCATTGACTCTAGGGTGGTGTTAGGGATGATAGTGCGAGTAGGAGCCTCAAGCTCAATGTCGCCAAGGACAGTCAAGTCGTCCTCTACAGGCTTTACGATCGGACCATTAGAGTAGTCAACAGGTACAGCATCTTCCTCAGCAGAAACCTCAGCCATCATGGCGATTTCCTTGGCACGCTGCTTGAGCTCTTCCTGATTTTCCTTCTGTAGACGCTCGGTCTCAATACCGGTCATGTCTCCAGCACGCTTTCTTGGTGGGGCCATTCTATTCTCCTAGTTATTATCTCGGTGATTGTGCTTTTGTAGATATTCTATCGCTGATTGCAGAGAGTGTATATTCTCAGAGAATCTAGCAATACCTACATTGCAATTATCGCAGAGCAGTTCTCTAACTGCTCCAGAGGTGTGATTATGATCTACACACAAGCGCTTGTCCGAAGACTTCTTACAGATCGCGCATAAACCTAGTTGCTTGCTAAATAAATCTTCATAATCTTGAAGAGTTATACCATACTTCCGCAAATACTCACGATCTCTATTACACAACTTACATTGACGTTTGTTATTTTTAGTTAGATAAGTATTCTCGGCATCGTACGGATGTCCAGCAGGGCAGTGAGTTCGATCTTTAGTAGCACGAGCTAGAGGTTGACCCTGCCTATCAACACCTCTATGTTTATCCTTGGCTGCTTGCTTACAGATAGCACAGCGAAGTACTCCTGCTTGCTTAGAGCCCTCTGGATATCTATAGACAGTATCTTCTGTCAGTAAGTGTCCTTTTGAACAGACAGAACCTAGTTGTAGTTTCTTTCCCATGTAATAAGTATAGCATTACTTGGGGGCATTTAAAAACCCTCCCCAGTAGGGGAACCACTGAGGAGGGTTTAATTACTCTAAGTATTATTTAATTACTAAGGGCTAATTCGTACTTGCGACGACGACAGAAATGTCTGTGATTAGCCCTAGTCCCCAAATAGCGTACCACGCAAGAGCGTGCTCTCTACCGAAGTCCAGAATACCACCATCACGCAATTCAACAGGAAGTGAAATAGCGTGTCCGAATGCATTGTCTCCAATAAAGATGGAGTCGTAACGGTTAGCAGTTCCATTACCAGTAGTTACACCATTAGTGGTTGTGTCAGTGGTCCATCCAGTTCCAGCTCCACCAACAACATTACGTACCTGAGTGGTCTCGATGAATACTACGTCGTTTAGTCTACCAATCTCACCAAGCATGAAGTTACCTGGAGCGGCATACTTGGTCTGCTCAATAAACTGAGGATCGTTTCTCAACCAACGGCTCTGGTGAGGGTGTACGAAACATACATATGTCTCACCTAGACGTGGAACATTCTTCGTAGCCAAAGTTTCCACAGCGTCGAACACAACCTGAGAAGTCAAGTTGAAGTCACCAGTCATAGAAGCGTTAGAGGTTCCAGGGGTACCTACATTGTAGAATACCTGGTTGTTGATTGGACCGGCATCCTTCTGGTATCCGAATAGCTGTGAGGAAGCCTGTAGAAGGGTGTTACGTGCGGAGATGTCTAGGTAGGTTGCCATGTTACGTCCTAGAAGACGAGAGGCAGATGCCATAACGTCATCAAAGGAAGCGTTTAGTAGAAGCTCGGAAACAGCAACAGCAAATCCCTGCTCAGCAACAGTGATGGAGAACTGAGATGCAGTCAATGGGTTGGTCTGCATACGAATACCTTCAACAAGCTGGGTAGCTTGTCCAAGGTTGTTGTAACGCATAAAGTTAATTGTTAAACCAGGGGTTACTCCCAGCTCTGTCTTCTTTACAGCGAATTGCTCGAATCTTAGAATCGGCATTGCTTGAAAGAGGATTTCCTTTGACCATATAGTTTGAATGGCTGGGGAAAGAGCGGTGCTACCACCTGGGTAAGATGTTGGGGCACCAGAGATATTCGGAGTACCCGTGATGGCTGATCCTGCCATATTTAGTCCTTATCATTTGTATGGGCGTGGGCACTAGCCGAAAAGCCCAGAGATGTTCTTAAACTTAGCCTAGGATGCCACGGTTACTTGCTGCATTACGTGCAGCCATTCCCGACTCCTGGCGGAACTTCGCATACTCACTCATAGACATATTTGCAATATCCTGAGGAGTGTACTGCTTCTGTCCAATAGCTCCGTCCATAGGACCAAGAGCTGTATATCCTGTAGCAGAAACACCACGCATCTGTGCCATCTGCTGTTGTCTTGCCGCAGCAACTTCTTCGGCGATTGACTGAGTAGCAATCTTTGCCTGTGCTATAGCGTTGTCGATTTGTTCCTTTGTCTCACCAGTGATGAAGTTGTGGAACTGCGGTGCAATATCATTTGCATTAGCGCTGAGCTGTGATGTCTTGTATTCTACAAGTTCATTATATGCTCTTTCCTTGGCAAGTAGTGCACGCTCTGATTCACGCTCGTTCTGGAGCTGATTAAAGCGGGACTCCCAAGTTTCGTTTGTCTCCTTTAGCTTCTGCTCTAGGAGAGCCTTTGCAGACATTTCTTCTTCTGCCTTGGCCTTCTTTGCAGATTCCTTCTCTTGACGGCTACGCTCGACAGCGTTAAGTTCCTCCTGGCGCTGGCTCTGGAGATCCTGTAACAGCTTCTGTGAACTACTGAACTGCTCCTTCAAGGATGTGATCTCACCGTAGAGCTTGTCCTTCTCCTGCTTACGTGCAGCTTGCAGGTCTGCCTCTGAGAATGTTCTCTCACCAGTAGCACCATGCTGAAATGCAGCAGCGGATGGGAGTGGGCTCTGTGCACCGTTATCTTGGATTGGAGACCCAATTGCCGTGTCCAATCCAGGTTGTACTGGAGTACTCATATTTATTATCTCCTAAAATCTCACTATAAGTTTTCCGAATATATCCCGAATGAATTGACTAAAGTTCTTACTAGTTATCGTTGTCGTCCGTAGGAAGCTGGCGAGAACCAAGCTTCGTACCATAAGCCGTGTTGACCATCTCACGAAGTGCTTCCATAGATCCTGCACCATCCATAGCCTGTAGGTTAGGTGTGTTGTCCACATTGTCAGGACCACCCTCTGTTGGCTTAGGGTTACCATTCATATCCAACTGTGGGTTGGCATTAGGGTTAGGTTCAGAACCGTCTTCACCAGGCATGAGCCCAGTAGAAGCAAGTGTGATGGAATCAATCTGAGCACGTAGCATTCTAAGTGCACCATCGCGAACTGCATCCTCGTGTAGTTCATCGTAAATTTCTTGAAGCTTGTCATCTGGGAATTGCTCTCCCAATTCCTTAAGCGCTCCGCGACGGGATTCTAGATCCATGTTCATCATGGCTGCGATCTCATTGAGCTTAACCAGCTTGTCGATTGGCAAAGGAGACGGCCAGTCGATATCTGAGAAATAAACCAACGGATCATTAGGATCAATCACTGGTGGCTGATCAGGATGCATAATACCTTCTGTATCAGGATTATACACCAGTGCTTCCGGTTCGAAGATAAATAGCGTCTTTAGCGCTAATTCATTTACCTTCTGCAACCCCTTACCATATTGTATCTTCTTTAGTTCGAACTTTTGCATAAGGGGAAAGAATTGAATTGCCAAAGCTACTCCGGATGTATTGGAGATAGGCTGGCTTTGACCAAGGGCTGCCTCAGGCACACCTGTCATCTCGTGCATAGAACGCTTTAATGCATTCAGCACTTCTAGAGGCCACTGTAGATCCACACCGTTCTCAAGGTTGTGAATGTCCACATCCTTGTTACCGATGGACCATACGCGGTTCGTGCCCTTCTCAAGCTGGCTAGGCTTGGCACCGATAACCACAGTGATAGGGGCAGCATGATAATTAACGATATCTGCAATATCTGTAGCAGTCTCGTTGTACTGTCTGTTCAGACCAATAAGATCTTGCACATCGGACATTCCCCAAGGAGATCCGGAAGCAGGGTGGTTGGCAACGTGAACGATAGGAATAACACCTAGTACGTTAGGACGCTCGTCAACTAGCTCATCATTCACATACTCACGAATGACATCAGAGCGAATCAATTCAGTATAGGTGTAGACAGATCGAGTACCTTCTGTGTTGGTTCCCCAGAAGCGATACTTAAGCTTGAACTCTAGCAAACGATCACGGTCGTGTGGGTGCCAGGTAGGGAAACAGAATGCGGAGTTGAGTGGAAGGATACGAACTCTTCCCTCGTGCATGTTTCCTGCGTTGTCTTCCCAAGCTGGTTCATAAGCTACCTTGACAAAGCAATCTCCAGAGACACCACCTTGTTGACCCATCTCCCAAGTAACGGCCTTCATGTTGTTGTCCTGCTGCCAAATGCGCTTCAGCAGTGCAGGAACAATGTGGTCGTACTCCTTAATGGTGTCAAAGGCGATGCCTCTGGAGAAACAGAAGTTATTGATATAGTCGGCGAATGCCTTGATGTAATTGAAGGTAAGCTGTGGATCACCAAATTCTCTACGGGTTCCCCAGTGATGTCCTAGGTACCAAGCCCAGTATTCCGCATAGCGATTAAGTCTTGGTCCATGCATTTCAAATTCTTCATCGGAAAGCTCAACTAAACCTAGTGGCGAAATTGCAATCGCTAGGTCTGATGCTGCGGCTCTCATTGATGGAGAGTAGAAAGACATTGACATGGGTTACCTATTTCTTCGAATTAGTGTCTCTTGGTGTAAAGCTTACCATAAATTTATTGGAAGTATCCCGCAGCAGTTCCTACAGCAGCAGTGCAACCATGGAAATTCAATTGCAATGTAATAGCGTTTGCACCCTCTGCGGAAATAATTACATCAGACATTGAGACAGAATTAGCCATTGGAACCAGTCCAACTACAGCACCAAAACCTACAACAGATACAATTGCTGATCCGGATGTAGGATCAGCGCTAGTTCCTTGTACTGTGATATCTGGATAGAAGGTTCCTGCTGTATTGGTTAGCTGGCTAATGGCTACAGATCCGCGCCAACTAGAACCAGCGGGAACAGTAATGATGGTTCCACCATCTGTCGTAGCCTTACCTGAAAGATAGAAACTCATAACGTCTCCTAGACGATGATGGCACCGTTGACAACAGCAACGGCAATGGATGCACTGTTGAAGTTCAGCTTCACAGTTACTGTTGATGTACCCGAGTAGATATACAGATTGTTGAATACAAGAGTACTGTTGGCCAAGGACTGTCCAGCATTGGTTCTGATAGCCAGAGCGGCCAAAGTAGCCCCTGTAGCAGGCGTACAACCTCCTGTACCTGTGATAGTTACAGATGGTGCTGCTGACAGGTTAGCGGCTGTTAGAGCGGCTGAGAGACTGATAGTGAAGAGTGCTGTGGAATTAGCTGGAATAGTAAGAATAGTCGCACCATCAGTAGACACCATTCCATTCAGAATATTTGCGGCTGCTGGTGGAACTTGAGTAGCGTAAGGAATTCCAGCACTATTAACGATTGTGGGACCAGAGCCTACTGAAAACATTGCAGCCATTATGCCACCCTAGTTGCTCTGAGACCGATATTGTAAATAATATTGCTGGTCTCTGTGGCGATAGCCTGAGCACTTACAGAATCAGAGGCACCCAAAATCAGATACCAAATAGCTTCCTCTTGTCCGAACTCAGGGATATTGAATAGTTGAGCGTATACGGAATTTCCACGCATAAGATTGATATTGTTTACTAGTGGAGGAGCGGCCACTGGACCGTTTGAATAAGCTCCCCCGATGATACGAAGAGACCAATACCCAGCACCTAGAGAGGTACTGGGGATTGATACAATCGTCTGTCCCGCAGTAGGAGATGTCACATTACCTATTGCGCTTATAGTCTCCGAAATAAACGGAGTACCAAGACCAGCCATTATGCCACCTTAGTAGCTACAATCATCGCCGCGTAAACAGTACCAGCAGTAGCATTTCCAACGGCATTAACGGTTAGATTAGTTGAACCATCTAGGCTTCTCTGAATCATGAAAGGCCCGCCGTTTGTTACGTTACCTGCTGTGGAACAGTTGAATGGCAGGAATGTTGCTACAGTCGTAGCTCCTGCTAGCAGGTTCATGTTGTTGGAATCGGCTGCTGCTGTAGTTGCCGTGCCTGATGCAGACAACCAAACTTCGATATTATATAGTCCAGCCGCTGGTGCGGCAAGGGTAACGATATTGGTTCCTGCGGTTGGGGCCGTAGCCTTACCGGAATTGACCAAACTGCTTGCTGTAATTGGAGATGTTACCGCAGGTGAAGCGGCTGTACCTGTAGAGAGCGTTCCTCTAGTAATAGCCATTAGACACCTACGCTAACTGTGTATGTAGTTGGAGCAGAAGAGATCAGTAGAACGGTAGTTCCTGGTTGGTATCCAATAGCCGGTTCTGCTGGGTCGGTAGAGATATTGGTTACTGTGACGAAGCTTCGTGCAGGGATAAGAATATTATCATCTGCCGCAACAACAGGGGTAACGCCATCAACACGTGCCCATAGATCCACAGTTCCAGTATTTACAATCTCAATACCGTTCTGCCAATTTGTGAATGAAACTGTGGCTACGGTATTTGTGCCTGTAGTTCCACTGTGTGTATATAGAGCCATAAGGGTTCCTTAAGAAGCGTATACAGTGAAAGGCACTGCTGTGTCAGATACGAGCAAGACACTAGTACCGCTTACGCTTCGGGTGATAGGTTCTTGTGTCATGATTCCATTAGGGAATGTTACAGCCTGACCAGGTAGTACCGGATAGTTGTCATCCGAATTGTTGGGATTAGTAGGATCAAAGATCACAGGATTAATCCCATCAGTTCTTAACCAAATAGTGCCAGTCGTACCTCTGTGGATGACTGTGATATTTGCGAAGTCCTGTGGAAAGTTCACAGGATACACGTGCTCTGCCATTACTGTACTGACAGTTAGTGTGTCTGAATGTGCTCTGCTTGCAGCCATGGTTTCCTTATCTCATATTCACGACTGAAACAGTCTGGTCCAGTGGATACTTTGTACGGGACGCACTCATAGGAGGTACTTCTCCTCCGCTGTATCCTAGCTTATTCAAATATTGATTGCGCTCTTGTGCGGAGGCATTAGAAAAACCGGGAACAGTAGTGACCATGTAGTCGCCTCTGTTCCCGGTTAGTTCTGCATATGAGGCGGTACGTCTATCATGAAATACCGTCATGGCTATCCTTAGGCAAGAACTGGAAGAGTACCAGGGTTTGGAGATAGCTCGATGTTGTAAGCAAAGGTCTGAGTCTGAGAGATCAGGCTGATCTTTGACTGAGCGGTGGTGAATGCTGGAACAGCAGATGGGTCTGTTGCTAGCGGAGTGGTGGTAGACAGGTCTGGGCGAGGAAGAAGGTTCTTCAAAGCGAAGCTGACTACACCAGCAGCAGGCATGTTCAGAGCAGCAGTGTCAGCACCAGCAACAGTAGCAGTAGAACCGTCTACGGTTGCATAGGCAGAGCCAGCAGTACCAGTACCAGTTAGGGTAATGATTACATACGGCTGCCAAGAGGTAAGGGTAACGTTGGATACTGTATTAGCAACCAATGTACCGTTAGAGGCGTGTACGGCCATATTTCACGTCCAATATATTTGAAGGATTACTTAGCGGCTGTATCAACTGCCTCGTCAGCAGAATCCACAACCTTATCAACTACGTCCACATCGGAACGCATGGTGTCAGCCACAGCCTCTACCTTAACGGCAGCAGCGTGGATATCAGAGGCAACTGCTTCCTTGACAACGTCCTCAACTGGAGCCTGGTGGACGCGCTCAACTACAGCCTCTAGCTTCTTTACTAGGCCAGCCAGGTGCAGGTCGTTCTCAACCTTCTTGCCAACCTCAGCAAGCTTGTTCTTTACATCAGCAAATACGCTCATCATTATTCCTTAAGAGTTTCTTGCGACAGCAGCATTGAAATGCATGACTGTCTCATCCAACTTGGTAATAGCAGAAGACAGTTCTCTGCATGCAGGTGCGTGTTCGTCCATCCACTCTGCTAGCTCAAGGGCACGAGAGCGCATCTCCTCATACAGTAAAGCCTGAGATTCAGATGCGGGATGGAAAGTGAAACGGTTCTTAATATCGCTGTTCATATAGTGCTCCGGATAGGGAAGAATTATTACTAAGATTTATGACTATCAGTCCGTGACTATCGCACCATGCAATCTTTCATATCTTCCACCGGAGCGATTTACTTGCTCGAATCTACGGGTAGCATTGGTATCTACGTTAACTCCGTGCATGAACTCACCGTTCATACCTACAGAGTCGATCCATGCTGCGGAACCAACGTGAGCGCGTGCACGCATTGTCTCAGCGGCTGGCTTGATGAATACGCTCTCGTTGTGATTTGGTCTACCTGGAGCGGTCTTGTATCCCTGCATTGCACCTGTCTGGAAGTCGCTAGGTACGTCTGTATCTGTTGCGATTCCTTCCTCAAAGCGCAGTGGTCCACGACGCTCAGGGTTACCCGCCATCTTGGCTTCGTAGTTTACTCCGCCACGGTCTCTTTCTGGGAATCTAGGAGTGGGCGCTAGATTAACGGCACGTCCTGCTTCCTGGTACATCTCTGCCATATGGTTTCCTTAAATCAGATATCTAATTGATATGATACCGCATTACGATCTGCGTCTATCGTAGAACGGATTGTTGACTAGATAGTGAATCGCTCTACGTACAATTTCAGGATCATCCTTGAGCTTACCTAGTCCAGTATTACAGTCTACGCAAAGAAAGCCACGTACACATTCACCACACGACTTTGTGCCAGGGCAACAACTATGATCATGATCTACAGAGAAGATATTATCATCATCAAATACTGATTCACATATCCAGCACTGATTATCTTGTCTACCAAGAATCTCCTCTATTCGCTCTTCCGTAAGATTATAGTTCTTGATCCAATTATATTTTCTCATATAGTTAGGATCATCCCTCTTACCGTAACGTAAATCGTACGTAGACATGTCCTTGGCAGCTGGGTTTTTCTTTCGGTAATGTTCCTTGGAGCGTAAATTAACACAGCTTTTACACCACGAGTTCGGCTTGCCAGTCTTCTTCTTAGTACCGAAGTCTGTCAGTTGCTTAGTTTCTTTGCACAACGTGCATTCTTTAGTAGTAGTAGTAGTTATCATAGAAACTATTGTATCATATTTAACTGCGTCTACGATCATAGAAGGGATTGTTCGAAATTTCGACCTCCTCCTGAACTGAGTCAGGAATAACACTCAAGGCAATAGCCAGAGAGTCGCAGTAGTCGTCATGGGCATTGGCTTCCTTCGGTGCCTCAGCCAGCATATACGGACCTTCGAACTTAACCTGTAGGTCTCCCATTTGCTGAATGAAGTTTCGGTATGTACGCAGACTTCTCGTCTTTGCGTGTGCAGGCCAACCTAGCTTGCCTCTATCGATCATCTCTCGTAGATACTTCCAACGATCCGATTGTGCCTGGCGTTGTGAGGAGACATCGATAATATCTATATGAGGCAATAATACCCTAAGTCTATCAATAACTAGATCACCCATACCACCAGAGTCAACTCCAATAGCCCATACATTGTACTTTGATACGAATTCAACAATGCGGTGATACTGTGATTCCCAGTTTTGTCCTTGTAGGTCCAGCCAGTTCAGAACACGGCAATTGTAATATCCGAATTCATCACGGTGCTCCCAATCCACAAACATAGCTGTAACGATGGTGGAGTCGATCTTACGTGCGGGATCAATACCAATAACAATAGGAGTGGTGTAGTAAGCCTTTACAGTCTCCATGGTCTTGTCTCCAAGTTGCTCAAGACGCTCGGAGGTGGTGAACATTCCCTGTTCCAGAAGCCACATGAGTCTGTATGACAGCTTGAACTCATCAGAGTCATATCCCATGCGCAGCATGTCACCAGCGACAGCCTTCTCATACCTCTTGTTCCACTTTCCTACTTCTCTGTAGTCAGCTTCAAAGTGATTAATTCTGGCACCGCGCTTTGTGGAGTTGCGCTTGTTGATCTGGATCTCTCTGTAGAAGACTCCCTTTTCATACGTAGGAGTTCCTGTCATGATGAAAGTTCCATTAGTGGATGCCAGCATGGGGCGAATGGACTTGTCCACTACCTTCTGGTCGGCAACCTGTGCCTCGTCCAAGAGAGCGATGTGATAAGTCTTACCTTCAATGTTGGCTCTTGGGTGAGCGGTCTGTCTACGTACCATAGAGCCGCAGCGCTCCAGCTTGATCTCTGCTCCACGTCCTTTGATGCGCTCATCAATATCAGGGGAAAGCATAATAGCTTGCGCACGTTCTGATGTAAGCATGGATACAATACGGCTGAACAGAGTCTTAGCCATGTCATCTACAGGGGCGAATGCTCCTACCCACACACCCTCGCTGAACCCCTCAAGCAGGTCACTGAAATGTGGAAGCTTGGCAAGTCGGGGAAGCATGATCATCATAGTAGCGATGGATGCGGCCACAGTCTCAGTCTTACCGCTCTGACGCGAGAAAAGGGCTGTTGTAGTGGCTCCGTCGTTGATGATGACGGATTCCATGATGCGAGCAGCAAAGGGTCTCTGGTAGCCATACAGAGGGTGTCCAGACAACTCATCGGCAAAGATCAGCAATCTCTCTACTAGTGCGTCTACCTGTGCCTGTGATTGAGGGGCTAGATCGATCTTGGTAGACTCAAGAGCTGCCATCTCTTCGGCGGTAAAGTCCTCGTAGGACTCATCGTATACAGTCATATAGTTCTCCTGGTTAATAGCTCGTTGCTACTATTGTACTTGACATAGCTGCTATCATGCGGTACGTTAGGCGTACCACTACTAAGGAGAACTGATGGATCAGAACAATATAAACTATGTGGCCGAATCCGGTCAGCACCACTACAGCCCTGTTGGAATGGGGCTTATCGGTATGGTGCTTGGGTGGCTGTTGTCGAAGACACGCTTTGGTCAATGGTATGAAGCCAGCCCTGTTGTAGGATTCTTGTACTGGCTGTTGATAACAGCGTTCAAGCTATTCCTTGTATTCTGCTGCTGCTACTTTCTGTACTTGCTTTTCTTTACTGCTTGACTCTTTCTTCCAATACTTGAATAGCTGCTAGAAGGGATACTGCACCAGTGCGCATATCTTCTAGGTGCATAAGAGCCTGAGCCGGATCACTTCGGTTCAGGTTCTTTTGTGTTTCACGAAGATTCGTACCAACTGCTGTGATGGTGTTGTCAGCCCATCTGATGAGTTCTCCAGACGAAGTGTTGCGCAGCTTGTTCAATACACTTCTGCGTACCTTCTCTACTGGAGTCTCAGATCTCTTCTTTAAGATGTTCATATATTCAATGCCTCTATTAGTAGTTCCTGATTTTCTGCGGATACTTGCTTACGAATGAGATTCCTTCTTATATGGACCTTCTCCGCCTCAGTGAACTCCTCATCGTCCATCTGACGGCCTTGCATGGCGTCCATGAGCATTTCCTGCTCGGTACGGCTGGTCTTGCGCCACAATCCCACTACAAGCCCTCTGCCATCCTTTCTGAGGCGGAAGATGTGTGCGGTTGCCCTGCGGAAGGGTTCGTCTGTCTCATGAGAAGGAAACGTATGGTACCTAGGCGATTCTGGTACCAGTCGAATAGTATGCCAGAAGAAGTTAAAGAAATCATGTGTCTTATAGTGCATCTTAGAAAACTCCGCGACTGTATGGGTAGCTATTGAGCGTCGAATTAATATAACGTCCAGGAGACTGTGCTCTCTGGAACTTCCACCATACTGAGGGTGGAACGCGATAGTAAGTATATACTTCACCCTCACGGAATTTAATTCGCAGAGTCATTGACTTCTCGTCGTATCCAGCAGCCAGTGTACGAGGTCTTCCAGGATTGATAGTCGGAGTAGGTTGATATGGCAACAGTTCGGCATCGTCACCGCTGATAGCCATAGTGATGGCATGACGCATGAACTCGTCCGTATTGACTTCTGCTTGCATACGGATCTGAGGCATGTCCAACATGGACTGCCTGTTGTTGACTTTGGGAACTGGACCAATACTGTCTCTCGTGGAGTAGCCTCCACTTTGATACTGTTCCCCTTGGTCGGCTCTATTCAGGTATATAGCATCCCACGCACCTGTTCTTGGGGTGCTACGAGATGGAGGTATTCTAGACTTTGCCTTACGTCTTGCTGCCATTGTTCTCCTTAAATACAGAAAAGCCCACCCCTATTCTACAGGGTGGGCTTCTGATTACTCTTCTACTGAATCCTCAAGCTCTTCGTCAATCCAGAGGCCGTGAGCAGGATTGCGCCATAGATCAGGATCTACACCGCCCTTACGCTGTTGCTCAGGATCGGGAAGCTGTTCCTTGGTGAAAGTCTGACCAGGCTCTCCATCACTGTGGATGAATCCCTGTGGAGACTGTGCTGTCCATCCGGTATTACTCATTAGTTGTCCTTTGCTGTTGTACTGTCCAGCCTGGTTCTATTTCCTCTGGCTGATCATGTGGGCAGTAGTAGCCACCATATGTATGTTCCCCATCTACGAAGACACAAGCATCTACGTCTATTGGTAGATAGGGACCAACATGAGAGCCACCATGGAAAGTCCAGCTTTCCTCAGCCCAAACTTCGCCTTCGTCATAGACAGGGTGATTAAACTCTATGCTCATGAATAAAACTCAAATCCGGTGGTGAGTAGGTGGGAGGCTTCAAAATCTTCCCGTACTCATTGTAATGCACTTGTCCATCAGGCCAGAGCTTAGCCATATTTGATTCATGAACAGCTTGAAATACACCCTCCAGATCAATGCCCAGTTCCTCAGCGGTTCCGTAAACCACATACAGCAGATCAGCCAACTCCTTGGCCAACTCCAGCTCCAGAGCCACATGACCTGTAGGTTGACCAGGATTAGTGTACTCGGCGTACTTAAGGTTCTCAATCGCCTCAATGACCTCGTTGTACTCTTCCTTGATAAGTTTACGTCGCTTATTCAGTAGAGACATCATATGAGGCTTATTAGCATCACGGTTCTCACCAAATGGACTGAACCTATCGTGAAACTCCTTGAGATCCTTCATTGGAGAATAAGTCATCAATACTCCACGCCATCTACGGAGAATCGGCCATCCTGAACAGTAATAAGACGAGGATACACACGGTCCCCATGAATCTCAAGAATTCCAAATGCCTGCTGCCAATTAGCAGCCACACCCTTCTTCTTAAGGTAATCAGCCTTGGTCAGATCCATGAAGTGCCCAACCTCAAGCCCAGTGAGCACATTACGAATAGCGCCATTGTAGCCAGTGGACTCAGAAGTCATACCAGCACGGTGAGTGTGACCACAGACAGTGGAAACACCGAACTTGTTCTTGGCCAGACCGAAGGCAGTCTTACCAGCAACAGGACTCAGAGAACCCTCGTCACCATGCGCCATAACCCAACCATTGGCAAGCTCTACAACCTCGTCACGGATGAACTCTACACCGAACTCATTGAATCCCGCAAGGTGCTCAAGAGTCAGTGCTCGGAGACCAGAAAGACCAGGGGCGCAGGCATCAATGTAGGACTCAAGACGATCATCGTGGTTGGATCGCACAATGCGGAAACGACCATCAAAGACCTCTCGAATATTGTGGAGAATGGCTGAACTGGTATCGAAACCATACTGTAGATCACCAGCGAACTCACCCTTCTTACCACGAACCCAACGACTGATCTCAGTAGAATCAGTGAAGTCTCCGACCTGCGCAAGCTCATCAGGAGCGTAGTCACCAAGGAATCGAGTGAACTTTTCTACCAGTGCAACGTCATGCAAAGGAGCTTGAACGTCCGGCATAATCACAATGGACTTGGCTGCTCTCTTGTAGATTCGCGTCTTCTCCATAGGAGATACTGCCTTTGGAGCATCCGAAGTTTGGTATTGAATTGGATTACTGTACCTACTGTACGCTTCACCCAAAATTTGACTGACATGTATATTAGTTTCGCGAATACGTTCCTTGGTCTTCTCTCGATAAGTACGAATCAACTTCTCACTAACCAATAGACCAATTTCAGACATTGCCTCTGTGGCTCGTTTACGTCCAAGGGATTCGTCGTCAAGAATATCCCATACTGCACTACTGCGGTTGGACCAGTCTCTCAGCTCTTCAAGATTGCTGATTCGCACCTTAAAAGCATCAGTACTCAATTTGCCTCCTTATATAGGAAAATCTCCATAGTGCAGTACAGTCTACACTATGGAGATCGTCGTGTCCACTACTTCTTATGGATCAGCAAGTCTACCAGAGCAATGCCGAGTGGAATCATGACCATAGATACTAGCCAACGGAATTGAGACTTCTTGGCATCGATATATTCCTTGATGGACTTACTTCTATCATCTCGCTCAGCGGCAATTGCCGCCATTACTTCGTGTCTTAGTGTATTTAGTGCTTCTTTTAGTTCATGGTG